TGCTGCTATGCGATAGGAGCAGCACGTGGCGTCAGAGTTCAAGATCAACGGGGTGGACCTGGATGACTCCGCCGGGCGGTGGAGAGTCATGTCGGAGACCACCATCCCAACGATCGGCGCTCCGAGGAACACGTCAATCCAGGTGCCCGGGAGGATGGGCGTCCTAGAGACCGCCCCGGTTACCGCCGACCCGTTCACGGTCGCCATTCAGATGATGGTGGTCGGTAATGATCGGGACGACATGTACGCCAACTGGTACCTGCTCGTTGACAGGATCCGCCGGTTCCGTGGGATGGTGAAGCTCTCGTGGACTCCTGGCGGCAAGGTGGAGCGGTGGGCGAACGCGCGCCTGTCGGGGTCCATCGAGCCGAAGGACCACTACCGGGAGAACATCCTCCTCGCCACCGTCACCTTTGAGGTGCCCGGGGGTGTGTGGCACGAGTCCACCGTCTACGAAATGGACGCTACGGACCTGTCACGCCTCGACGGCGGCGGAGCACCGATCTTCGACCCGCTGTTCCTCATCACCCCGACTGCGGCGACGGTCGTGGTGAAGGACAACATCTCGGGCCGGCAGTTCACGTGGGCGGGCGCCCTCCAGAAGGGGAAGACCCTCCTCATCGCCCCGGCCGACTACAAGGCCACCTGGACCGACAACGCCTGGGCTGGCGGCACCGACGTGTCTCAGTACCTCTCCATGCCTTCGACAGCATGGGCGATGGACGTTGGCCTCACCGGGCACTACAGCCTCACGGTCACCGGCGGCACCGCTAAGGTGAAGACAGGGAGGGCGTTCTGATGATCGGGCTACGCGCGGTCGCCTATGAGGTTGACGGCGACAAGATCGGCGTCATGCCGGATGCGCTCGACATGACGGTGACCGTCCCGAACACGGAGGTCCCGACGATCTCCATGTCCTACCCGGCGAACGACCTCGGGATCCGTGGCTCCCTCCTGGACCGTGAGATCGAGGTCGGCATCGAGATCACCTACGACGACCGCACCTGGAAGGAGATCAACGGCGGGCGCTTCATCTCGCAGCAGTCCGACGCTGACCTCCTCGGTGACGGCACCGACTCCCGGAGCCTCTCCGCCACCCACGTATCGACACGCCTCGATGAGGCTTACGTGTGGCAGGTGCCGAATGAGGCGAAGGACTCTGACGGCAAGTGGAACTTCAAGTCGGTGACGGCCGGCGTCATCCTCCGCACCCTGTGGGATGCCGCCGCCGCTAGAGGGTGGGCACCATCCCTCAACCTCGACATCACGTCATCCAAGGACTCGTCAGGCAACGCGTGGGCGAAGGTCGTCACTCTCGCGTTCGACAAGTCGGTGAAGCTCTCCTCCGTCGTCGAGTCCCTCACCAACCTCGGGATGATCGACGTCGTGTGGGAGGGCCGCACCATGCACGTCTACAACGCTGACACGACGATCGCCACCGACGTCCCGGCGAACACCTTCTGGCCTCTCGCGAAGGGTACGTCCGCTGCTCCTGAGTCCGTGAAGTGGTCGGACATTTGCACGCACGTCCTCGTCAAGGGGGACGGCGATAACGCCTGGTACATCGAGAACAAGGAGATCGCCCCAGGCACACGCCGCCGAGAGAAGATCGTCGAGGCTGGCGGGGTCACCCTGGAGACGACAGCCCGGATGATTGCTGCCGCTACCCTCGCCTCCGGCGCTGTCCCGGCTGAGGACGTCAAGCGTGAGTGGTCAGCAGACGACGCGATCCTCCTCCCCTTCCTCGACTATCAGGTCGGGCAGTGGATGATGGTGGAGCGCCGTTCCGGCATGGAGCGGATGCGTGTCGCCCAGGTGTCCCTCACCCTCAATCAGGACGGCATCACTGGGCACACCACGTTCGGTACTCCTCTCGACGACGTGCTCGCCAGGCTCGCCAAGAAGACGAAGGGCATCGTCGGTGCAGCGGCCGTGGCCGGCAACACCGTCCGGGAGAATGACGGAGTTGACCGCCGCACGATCGCGAAGGTCACTGGCGTGGTCGCCGACCCGGGCACCACCTACTTTGACCACGCGTGGCACTCGGTCGTCGATGTAGCGTGGGCCGCCGTCGAGAAGGCCACGGACGGCTCCGAAATGACGCCGGACCGCTACGACGTGTGGTACAGGCTGAAGCGGGACAACAAGCCGTGGGTGCAGGGAACCTCCACGGACGGCTCCAACACCGACGCCCGGATAGAGAACCTCATCAAGGGGGAGACCTATCAGGTTCGCGTCCGCGCCATCAAGGAGAACGTCTCCACCGGAGCATGGTCGGACCCTGTTGACTTCGTAGCCGTCGCCGACACGGAGCCGCCGCCGGTTCCGCCCGCCCCTACGCTCACCCAGGCGCTCGGAGTTGTCGAGGCGACCTGGAACGGGCTGTCCGCCGATGGTCGCGCCATGCCTCCCGACTTCAACCGGATCGAGCTCGCTGTCGGCAACGACCCGACCGTGGCTGACGTGTACTGGGCGGCCATGACGGAGGACAGGTACCGCTTCATCGTCGCCGGGCTCCCCAAGGGGACCTGGTACATGCGCCTCCGAGCCCTCGACATTGAGGGCAACGCTTCCGCATGGTCCGCTGCGTCCAACATCACCGTGACCTCCAGTGTCGATGTTGACGCCATCACCGCTGAGGTGAAGGCGGGGCTCGACACGAACGCGATCGCTCAGCTCGCCGCCGACCGGGCGGAGCAGCTCCTCGACCAGAGGCTCTCGACGGTGGACAAGGACATCGCGGATGCTCGGCAGGACATTCGGGACCAGATGACGTCGCTCTCGGAGTCGATCGCTACAATCGCAGAGGCGCTCGTCGTGGGCGGCCCGTACCCGCCCGACACTGGCGAGGTCGGCAAGACCGTATGGATCTCACCGGACGCCCGCACGTTCAAGATGACGAAGACAGGACAGTGACATGGCATACGCCAAGCAGACGTGGGTGGATGGCCCGGATGGGAAGACCCCGATCGACGCTGAGCGTCTCGACCACATCGAGGAGGGGATCAGCAAGGCAACCTCCGCCGGCGAAGCGGCGACGGTCTACCTCGCCGCCTACAAGTCCGAGAACGACGCTGCCGTCGCTGCGGTGAGGTCCACGGCTAACGCGGCCCTTCCGAAGTCCCTCGCCTCCGCCACCTACGCCACCAGAGCGGACCTCAGGTCGTTGTCGGACGCGTCACTCACGAAGGCGGATGCCGCCTCCACCTACGCCACCCAGGCCGCCCTGGCGGCGGTGAAGGCCACGGCGGACGCAGCCCTCCCGAAGACGGCTACGGCGGCTGGGGCGTCGGCAGTGTCGACATGGGGTGGGTCAGCTGGCACCACAGAGACAACCGGGTGCCGCATCTACTGCGTCAACGGCGCATCGACGAACATCGCAGGCGGGTCCTACTACACACAGACGATCACCTTCCCGGCCGCGTTCAAGTCCACCCCGTTCATCTCCATGACGGTCCAGGCTGGTCAGGAGATGAAGGCGGCCGGGTGCTACTGGGCCGCGTCTGCGACTCAGGTCACCGTCCGCGTCGACAACTACGGATCGCTGCCCGGTTGGGCGGTGCCCTCGCTCCTCCTCATCGGTGTGCCAGCATGATCCAGCAACCCGAGTACATCGAGTGGCCCGGGTCCGCCACCTTCCCGGGTGCCCACACCTTCCCGGGCTGGGACGACCGCGCTGACGGATCCACAACCGTCCACGCCCACAACCTTGCCGAGTGGTCCGAGTCCAACAACCCGCTTGAAATGGCGGTCGCCCGACTCGCTCAGGCGACAACCGAGTCGGCGGTCGTGCGGATGCAGAACGCCATGGGTGGCGTCAACTTCTTCTACGACTCCACCGTCGCCGACACGGCCCTGCCACCCATGCAGGGTGAGCACGTCGGCGACGTCGCCTTCGGCAAGGACCACGACACCGGCATCGTCTACCACCAGTACAGGTGGGACGGGTCCGCCTGGCACGCTGTGCGGGTTGACTCGGAGATGATCGCTAACCTCGACGTCGGCAAGCTCACCGCCGGCCGTGGCGACATCAACGATCTGGTTGCCCGGCGTATCGCTGCCGCCTCCGGTAAGTTCGTCGAACTTGACGTCGGTAACCTCACCGCCACCGGCACCTCGAAGATCGACGACCTCACGTCCCAGCGCATCTGGTCGAGCGTCGTTGCTGCGAAGGCGGTTCAGGCCGACCAGATCACGGGCGACATGATCGCCGCGAACTCGATCGATGCCAGGAAGATCGTGGCTGGTGCGGTCACCGCGAACCAACTCGCGGCGAACGCCGTGACGGCGGACAAGATCGCCACGAACGCGGTCACCTCTGACGCGATCAGGGCGGGCGCGATCGACGGCATGGTAATCACGGGCGCCGTCATCCAGACTTCCCGCACGGGGGCGCGCGTGGTTATCAACTCGGCTGGCCTGAGCGCGTACCGGGCTAACGGGTCACAGTCGGTGTTCATCGACTCCAACACTGGTGACGTCACGATCGACGGACATATTGGTCTCTCGGACAATTGGTCGCGGGCGTACTTCATCAACGTAGAGAGTGATGCGGGGAATCCGGACCGGACCGGTGTCGGCCTTGGCTTCACGTCCAAGGAGCGGACGTACGGATGGCCTGGGACGGTCGCGCTTGCGGAGACGCCGGCTGGCCTCCCGTACTTGTCGCTCGCCGCCCCGACTGTGGCGAAGGGCGTACAGCCCCACCTTATCCTCAGCCTCGAACAGTTCGCGGTGTCTCCTAGGGACGCGGCGATGGTGCTCAACAGTGGGTACGCCGCTATGGGGAACACGAAAAAGTTCCTGCAGGAGATCTCGCCGACAGGTTTCAGGGTCTACGGAAACGGTGACCTGTCACACCCAATGTTGCACTCGGGTAACGACAATTTCGTCATTCAAAAATGGAATGGTAAGCAAGTCTCCGTCTGGGGAACGGACTCTCAGATCGTCGTACGTTATGACGCTGGCCATTACTCATCGTGGGGGCCGAACGGTATGTCAACGGTCGGTGGCAAGAACTTCGTCATGAGCGTCCCGCGTCTGTCTGAGGAGCGCGGCGGGATGATGCTGCGTCACGCCTCAACGGAGTCGCCGTGGGACGGGATAGAATACTGGCAACAGGTCGTCCTCGACGCAGACGGAGCCGGAACATGGACCCTACCCGACTACGTGCCTCTCATCGCTTCGCCGGTGGCGCCAGCCGTCGTCCTGTGCTCGGCGTCGTCGGGTACCGCTGCGGCGACGCTTACTCGTGGGGAGGACGAGTGGACGGTCACCGTCTCCGGCGAGCCTGGCGCTACGGTCAACCTCCTGGTCAAGGCCGGGCGCATCCTTGACGATCCGAGTGATGGCACCTGGTACGACCGGTCGGGTGAGTCCCTGTGGATGCTGCCTCCGATGAGCATGGCTGAGGCGGAGGAGAACCCGCCGCTGGCCGACGACGCCTACGGGCCTGCCATGCAGGACGCCTACCCATCCATGATGGCATCAGCACTAACCTCTGAGGAGAACGCATGAACACCCAGCCCAACTCAACTCAGGCTCCCACGGGAGAGGACCGTGGAGACGTTCAGGTGAGTGTCGAGTCGGTCCTCGCCGCCTACGCGCGCGAGGTCGCCACCCTCACTCAGCGTGCGGTCATGGCTGAGACGGCGCGCGACGCAGCCTTCGCTGAGGTCGCACGCCTGCGGGGCGCAGCCGACTGACCCGCCACAACAGAAACTCCCCCGCCACGTGCGTCGTGGTGGGGGTGAGCCACACCCCGTCATACCCGGAAGGAACCAACCCATGGCAACGCTCAACGGCGTCGACGTCAGCTCCTATCAGCGCGGCATCGACCTCGCCAAGCTCCCCGTCGATTTCGTCATCGTCAAGGCCACCGAGGGAACCGGCTACGTCAACCCCGACTGTGCCCGAGCGGTCGAGCAGGCGCTCGCGGCCGGGAAGATCGTCGGCGTCTACCACTACGTCAACGGTGCCGGCTCCACCGCCGAGGCCGACCACTTCGTGTCCTCCTGCAAGGGCTGGATCGGGAAGGTCATCTTCGCGATCGACTGGGAGTCGGGCGGCAACAAGGCATGGGGCAACACCGGCTACCTCGACGCCGTTATCAAGCGCGTCAAGGCATCGACAGGCAAGGCTCCCCTCCTGTACGCGTCGGCCTCCGTCTTCCCGTGGGCGATCGCCAAGGCGAACGACTGCGGTACGTGGGTTGCCGAGTACGCGAACACGAGGGCCACCGGCTTCCAGACGTCGCCGTGGCACTCGAAGTCGTGGACGGGCTCGTGCCTGATCCGCCAGTACACGGACAACCTTCGTATCCCTGGCTGGAACGGCGGCCTCGACGGCAACGTCGCTTTCTGTGACCGTGCGACCCTCGCACGTTACATCTCCGGCACGGCCACCGCCACGACGGTGCGGTCGGCCGCGAAGCCTGCGGCTGACGCGCTCTCTGACGGCGTGTGGGGGCCTGCCACCACGAAGGCGCTGCAGAAGATCCTCGGCACCCCGCAGGACGGAGTGATCTCCTCGCAGGATCAGGGCCGCAGGGTCAACGTTCCTGCGGCCGGTGCCGGCTGGGAGTGGGTGGCAAACCCGCAGGGCTCGCTGGCGATCAAGGTGTACCAGCAGAAGCTCGGCATCGACGCTGACGGCATCATCGGCCCCGGCACGATCAAGCGGCTGCAGGGCCACCTCGGGGTGCCCGTCGATGGCTACGCGGGGGCGCAGACCGTGAAGGCGCTGCAGGCGAAGCTCTCCCGGGGTGCGCTGTGACGGCCCGTCACGCGGCCGCCCGCAGTGGCTCGATCTACGCGCGAGGCACGTTCTGGTCAGGCGTCGGCGAGCGCGCCATCAAGACGTTCGCGCAGGCTCTCCTGGCATTCATCCCGGCGTCGGCGACGCTCGCCGGGGTGGATTGGGAGCAGGCGCTCGGGGCGGCCGCGCTGGCTGCTCTCCTGTCGGTGCTGACGTCGCTCGCTGACCCGGAGCGGGCGGACACGGCGGTCGCCACGGGCGTTGGTGAAGACGATGGGAAGTGAATCCGTGAGCGAGTTCCAGGTGGAGCCTGACGGGTCCCTGGTCATGCGGGTGGTGCGTTCGATGCATGAGCCGCGTGTGGTGACGGCGATCATGGTCGCTGTCTACCTCGTGACGGGGCTGCTCATCGCCGTGTGGATCCCGGCGTCCCTGGGTCCTACCCCGCCGCTTCAGGCGGTCGCCGCCTTTCCGCTGGCTGCCGCCGGGCTGATCGGTGTCCCTTCCGCCTGGGCGGGCTGGCGGGGGACGGAGCGGTACGCGCTGCTGTTCCTCACCCTCGGGTGGGTGCTCATGGGGGTAGACGACCTGCAACACTCGCTGCTGACTGACCACATCATGCGCACCCCCGGTGTCGTGCTGTTCTCCTCGGCGGGTGTTGCCCTGTGGGCGCTCAAACGGTGGTGGCAGATCCGGCACATGACGTGGGCTGCTGGGCGTGAGCCTGACACGCCACTGTCTCGCGCTCAGCGGGCGGTCGCTGCCGAGTCGCTGCTCGTCCTCGACGCTGAGCGTGAGCGCAGACAGAACGAGGAGAGGGGCGATCAATGAGTGGTGGTGGGGGTGCCGGCGTTTGGGCGGTCATCATCCCAGCCGTCCTCTCCTCCGGCATCCTGGTGCAACTCGGCAACTCGTTTGCCCGCACCTGGGGGAGGATGAGGGCGGAGGCGAAGGGACGGGAGACGGCAGTCCAGCGGGAGCAGGCCCGCACCGAGCGGGTCAAACTCGTCCTACAGCGGACACGGTATCTCGCCATCGAGGCCGGTGTGCCCCTGTCTGAGCTGCCTGCCCTGGATGATGAGGCTGAGGTGCACGCGCTCAGCGACAATGACAGCGACTCGCCACAGTGAGCCAGCAGTCGGAAACGCCACTGTGCGGGTCGTGCGCTAGGCCAGGACGCACGACCCGCACAGGCGGCACCCACACACGAGATAAGGTAAACGGCAATGGTTGAAGCAGGATACGCACACATCACAGGGTTCGTTGTGGACCCTGCAGGCAGGCCACTAAAGGCGAGGCTGTCGGCCACGCCGGCACGACAGGGCGGCGAGGTCAAGGACTCGAACGCTGTCGTCGCCTCCACCGCCGTCATCCGCGCAGACGACGGCGGGCGCATCGCCGGGAGCATCCTGGCTGGTGCTGACGGCTGCTACCGGATGACTCTCTCCATCCCGGGGCGGGTGATCGCCACGCGGCTCGTCAAGATCGAGGCTGGGAAGACGTACAGCCTGACGTCACTCCTGGCTACTGAGGAGCCGTTCGCGCTTCCCCCCGTCGAGGATGGGGGCGTTACCGGAGAGCAGGACGGCGTAGTCACTATCGGCGCTGATGGCGTCATCCTGTCGCCTGACGGCTACACCTACCAGACGCCCGGCGTCGCAACCGGCGACGGGGACACCTACGAGATCGGAGTCTGACATGGCAGACGAGCAGCGTTTCATCACCGCCTACACGAAGGCCGGTGTTGACCACGCTATCAGTGCGGCTATCGCCGCCCTTCCCCCGGAACCGGACCTGACGGGTTACGAGACCCGGGAGCACGCTGAGGGCGCCTATCAGCCTAGGGGCGACTATGCGACCAACGCTGATGTGGTGGCTAAGGTTGCCGAGGCGAAGGCGGACGGGCAGGTGGACCTGTCCGGGTACGCGAAGAAGGGCGAGCTCGACGGCTACGCGAAGAAGACGGACATTCCGGACGTCTCCGGTTTCGCTGAGAAGTCGTCCCTGTCGGCGTACGCGCTGGCGTCCGCGATCCCCGACATGTCGGAGTACGAGACGGCCTCCCACGCGGCGTCCACCTACCAGCCGAAGGGCGACTACGCCACCACGGCCGCCGTTGACGCGAAGGTCGCTGCTGCCCAGCTTGCGGGTTCGGGCGTGGACCTGTCCCCGTACGCCACGAAGGACGACCTCGCCGTCAAGGCTGACGTCTCCGCCATCCCGGACGTGTCAGGACTCGCCACCAAGGCGGAGGTCGCGTCGGGTCTCGCCACGAAGGCTGACGCGACGGCACTGTCGGGGTTCCAGGCGAAGGGCGACTACGCCCTGAAGTCCGACATTCCCGCCGCACCCGACCTCACGCCGTACGCGAAGAAGGCTGACGTCACGTCGAGCATCGCCTCCGCCACCAGCGGCCTCGCCACTAAGGCCACAGTCAACGGCCTCGACTCCCGCGTTACTGCTCTAGAGGGTAAGACCTCAGACGGAGGCGCGAACGTCCTGGTGCTTGGCGCGACCGAGGGCGTCCCGGCCGGCACCCCGGCCGGGACGATCGTCCTGCGGAAGGCGGTCTGACATGGCTGACCTGTACGTCGATCCGGCGGGCGGGGCGACCTACACGAAGATCGTGGACGCCTACAACGCCTCCTCGGCTGGAGACACGATCCACCTGGCGAAGGGCGTCTACCGCGAGGGTGACCTGTGGTTCAAGCGGCCGGTTCACATCGTCGGCGGCCCCGGTGTTGAGTGGTCCGGCGCGGATCTATTCACTGACTGGTCGAAGGGCGCAGACGGCTTCTGGCACACCGGCTTCAACAAGCTGCGCCTGTCGTCCGTCACCACCGTCCAGCCGAACCCGGCCGACGAGACGAACGAAGCCCGCTACCTGGAAGCCCTCTGGGTGGACGGCGAGGAGTGGCGGCAGGTGTGGGCCAAGTCGGACCTGACCGGCAAGACCTTCTACGTGGACGACCCGTCGCCAATCTCCCTGGTGAACGCCACCGACAACTCGAAGGGCTACAACTCTTTCGAGCCGTACGGCGCATCCTACGTGCTGCCCATCGATCCGACCGGACACACGGTCGAGGCGATCCAACACGTCCGCCTCCTCACCATCGCCGGGAAGGACGCGGACGGTGCCACCACTCCGGACGGCACCACCATCACGGGTGTCGAGTTCAAGCGTGCCGCCACCTACCAGCAGTGGGGGCTTACCTACCCAAACGCGATCGGCTCACTCACTGGCGGGTCCGCTGTCTACTTCGGGGTGAACGGCACCGTCACCGACTGTGGGTTCACCGAGTTCCAGGCCGCTCCCGGACTCGGCGTCTCCGGGTCGTCTACCAACCCGAAAGCCCTCACGGTCACCGGCTGCCGCTTCTGGGCGAACAAGGGGAACGCGTTCGGCATCAACTACGGTCACGACTCTGTGGTCGAGCGGTGCAAGTTCTGGGACAACAACGTCGGCGGCTTCGCCACGGCCGGTACCGGCTCCTACAGCACTGTCGGCTACATGAAGTTCACCCACGCCCAGAACGTGACGTTCCGCTTCAACGAGCTCTACGGCCCTACCGATCAGGACTACTCCCTCGCTACCGTCTTCCAGGCCGGCAACGAGTTGAAGGGCCTCTGGCTCGACGAGGGCATGTACAAGTGCAAGGTGTACGGGAACTACTTCTACGGGTTCCCCATCGCCTACTTCGACGAGGTGGGCGACTCGAACCTCTTCTGCCACAACATCATCGAGAAGTGCGCCCAGGGTATCCGTCTTGTCGGCTCCGCGAATGACCGCGTGTGGAACAACACCGTCGTGAAGTGCTCCCTCCCGGCGTACCTCCGTGAGGACGCCCGGCATGGCGGCTACCTCAACTGGTCGGCAGGCAAGGGCTGGTACAACCCGGTTCAGTTCGCCGTGGACACTGGCCAGACGTGGGACCAGACCAACATCGAGTTCTGTAACAACGTCATGGCGGACAAGATCACGGACGGCATCAGCTCGTCCTCGACGAACTGGTCGATGTTCGTGAAGATCGCCGGGGTCACCGACAAGGACGGAACCAACCGCGCCTGGGCTGACACGATGATGTCCCACATGGACGGCAACGTGTACCACCGCTCCCTCGACACCCGGCCCTCTGAGACGAACGTCATCCAGTGGGCGTACGACCCGGCCAACCCGACCGGTGACCTCTACGCCACGATCAGCGACTGGGCCGCCGCCGGCCACGTTGGTACCACCATGGCAGGCCGGGAGGCGTCCGCGCTCGTCCTCGACGGTGACGGTCGGCCACTTGACGAGCTCTACCGCGTCGATCCGGGAGGTCCGCTCGCCAACTCTGGTGTCGCTCTCCCCGAGGACGTTGCCGTCCTGGCTGGCCTCTCGTCTGGTGCGGTCGCAGATCGTGGCGCGCTCGTCAACGTGAAGTGGCAGGACTCAACTCACCGAAAGCGCATCGGCGACTCGCACATGTCGGTGCGTTCTCAGGCTACGGCCTACGCGTACCTCACGTCCGTCGATGACCTGTCGGCTGAGTCTCAGGTCGGCGACGTGGCTGTTCTCTTCATGGGCGGGTCTGGCGTCACCACGGATCCGTCGTGGGTGCCGGCAGGCTGGACCGGTTCGTGCGTCACCAACACGGGAAACAACCGGTGCGCCATGGTCGCCACGTTGAAGGTGACCGACCCCGCGCAGACGCAGCACGTCCAGTGGTCGAACCCGAACAAGAAGTGGGCAGGCAAACAGTACGGCGCGCTTCTTGTGCTTCGCCACGCGGATAGTGCGACGGCTGGGGCTATCCAGACGACCGCGCCGGCGTCGGCGCTCACTCCGTCTGTGGCAGGAGCGATCCCGCTGCTCCTGTCCTTCTCGTGGAACACGGTCACGCTGGCGGCATCAGCGAACGCGTTCCCCCGCCGGTGGCCGGCCGAGAACGTGGTTCTGCACCGGGCGACCGCAGCGGATGCGCCGTGGGCTGCGATCCGCGCCGGGTTCTCAACGCTCAACCCTAAGACGTCGGCGGGTGCTGCTCCGCAGGTGTGGGTGCAGGTGGACGTCGTTCCCGAGGCGGTGCCTACCTGGGATGAAGCGGCCGCTTCCCTCTGGGATGGGCAGTCGGAGACGGCGCTGACACCGGGCGCCTAGAACGAAGAAAGGCCCCCGACACTACGGTGACGCAGTGTCGGGGGCCTTCCGGATCCCACGTTCCTACAGGAGGAGCACGGCTCACATCATAGCGGGAACGCACGGAGGAGCCAAGACTCCGCAGCCGCAGTGTCGAGGTTGTCTGCCACCCACGCTTCGTAGTCCTCAGCCCACGGCCCGCCGTACCTGCATGGGTGGTGTGCCGTCACGCGGTCGAGGATGAGCCAGCAGTCAGGGCAGTACCGGATGGACCAGTGGTAGGTGCCGTCCTTCCACGTGTCACGCCGGTACATGAAACCCTGCCCCACCGTCGTGAAGCACGCATCACAAATGACGTGTCCACGACTGTGGGGCAGGGTTGTCTTGACGGTGGGGCCGTTCACTCCGCGTCGGCGGCCAGGTACTCCTTGGCCTGCCACTCGTGGTAGTCGTGGGCCAGGCGCTTCAGCTTGTCCGGATTGTACCCGCCCCAGCAGTCTGTGAGGATGCCGGACTCGCCGTGGACGAACACGCCGGGGGCTGAGGCGTATCCCTGCTCCTTGAGGACCTCGACAGCATCAGGGTCATCGAGGAGTGACTTCACCTCGTAGTCGATCCCCTCCTTGTCGAGCTTCCGCTTGGTCTGCTTGCACTGCATACATGCGGGCTTCTCGTAGACGGTGACCTTCACTTGGACTCCTCCTCCAGGTTGACGTCCTCGACGACGGCGGCGATCCAGGCGGCGGCGAGCCCACCGACCTGGATGATCTCCTCGATGAGGTGCGCCTGGTGGCCGGTGTCGGCGGCGTTGTCGTAGGTCTGTGCGGCGGCGACCTCACCAACCTCCTCGGCGAGCGCCATGTACTTCTGGTCAAACGGCATGTCGGGGTTGTCGAACGTGTGGTCGCCGTGCTTGGCCTTGGCGTGCTCGTACTCCTTGCGCATGGCGTCCCAGGGGTCGGCGCATCCCTTGTCCTTGGCGTAGGCGGCGGCGGCGGCGATGATGGCGGCAAGCACACCTGCCTCGATGTCGCTACCCAGCGCATCGCTGTAGTGCACGTCGGCGAGCTCTGACATGGCGAAGGAGAACGTGGCGACAGCACTGACGTCTCCCTCAATGGGCGGAACGCCATGCATCTCCGTCATGGTGGCGACGTAGGCGTGGGCGGTGTCGATGGGGCTGTTCATGGTTTCCTCAGTGTCGTGGTGGGGGTGAGAGTTAGGCCCGGGCGGGACGCGGTGGGTGTTCTAATCGGTTTCGCGCGCGTCAAAGAATCCTTATCGTGCGTCCCGCCCGGGAGTCTGTGTGGTCGGCTCAGAACGGAGCCTCGTCACCGGGGGTTGAGCCGCCCGTGGCCCACGGGTCGTCCTGGGAGCCGCCCTGCGGGGCACTACCATACCCCGTCGTGCCGGGGCGTCCCTGCTGGTAGGTGCCGGTGTTGCGGATCTTCGGGGTGACACCGAGGAAGCGCGGGAACTTGACCTCCAGGGACTCGCGTGCGACGTCATCACGGCCCGTGTAGACCTTACGGATGAGGGTCCCCTTGACGGTAACCTTGTCCCCCTTGTGGAGCTCATCGGCGAAGTGCGTGTGCTCCTCCCCCCAGAACGGGGCTCGGATCCACAGGTCGTCGCCGTCGTTCACCCACTCGCCTGACTGGCGGTCCTGGTGCGAGGCGGTGCAGCCGAGGTTGAGGGTGGTGACGGCCTTGCCGTTGGGGGTGAAGCGGACGTCCGGGTCCTGTCCGAGGTGTCCCTCGATGGTGACTTCGGCGCTCATGCGGTGATCTCCTTGTGGTGAGTGGTGGTGGCGCGGTCTGCGATCTGCGCCAGGGTGACGGGGCGTCCGGTGTGGGCGCCCGGCTTGGGGTCGGACGTGACCTGCCGTGAGGGCGGGAGAGGGCCGTCCGCCCACGGGGTGCGTCCGCGCTTCATCGAGTCGCGGATGCGTTCCAGGATAGCCTGCACAGGCGTGTCTGGCTCGGAGTCGGCGACCCGGTTCGCCATGGTGACGGCTGCCCTTGCCTCCTGGTCGGCTCGCGGCTCAGGCTTCCCGTTGCCGATCGCCCGGTAGAACGCGGAGGCGTACACGGACTGCTCGAACGGGTCACGCTTCTCGGTGAGCGGAACACGCTCGCGGGAGAAGGCGGCGATGCGGTCGCGGCGGACGGCCCTGGCGGCACGGTTCAGGTCGGACGGCTTGACCTGCCCGTAGACGTCGATCTCACCTGACGCGAGCCGGCGGACCGCCTCTGAGAGGAGGGAGTCAGGCATGTCGGGGTCGATGGTGAGCGCCCAGGACGCGGCTTGGTGCTGAGGGTCGTCGGACACGCGGATCATGGAGACGTCGCCTAGTAGTGCGAGCGCGTCGAGGATAGCGGTGGTGGTTGGCATCAGAAGGGCACTCCATCGGGGCAGTTGGTGGTGGTCGGCTCGGTGCCGAACGTGAGGTCTGGCAGGTCGGACACGTCGATGTTCGATGTTCCCATGGTGCGGAAGGCGGAGCCTCCCTTGTGTGCGGTGCCGCGACGCTGCGCCTGGAGGCTCATCGTCGTGTACTTGGATCGGAGCTTCGCGACGGACAGGATGTTGGCCCGCCAGAAGTCGTCGTTCTCAGCCCATGTGAGGGCTGCGAGGGCGTCGTTGAGTGGCACCTTGTCCTTGTCGAGCATGAGGCGGGCGTCGTCTCGCCACCGCTTCGTGATGGTGGGACGGCTGCCGGTGCGGCGTTCCACCGAGTCGGCGACGGCGTTGGTGAGTGTGGTGACGTCCTCACGTTCCGGTTCGACGACGGCGACCTCAGCTGAAGGTGCCTCCTCGATGGTGGGCGGCTCATCCTCGTGAACGGTGTCGGCCGGTGGCGCGGTCTCGGACGCGTCAGTCGGGTCGTCGTGGTCGGCGGCGAGGGCGTCGAACGCGTCGTAGTTGATGCGGTACACGTTCGTCGCTCCGAGGAACCCACCCTCGTGGCTGAGGCGGCTGCGGTTGGACACCTGGAGGATGCCTCTCTCCTGTAGGGATGTGAGGTGCCGCTGGACGGTGCGCTTGGATGCGCCGAACCGGCCGGCGAGTGTCTCCAGGCTTGGGTAGATCCCGTTGTCCCCCCGGCAGTCCTCCAGGATGAGGAGGAGCCACCGTTCCCCTGGGGTGAGGCAGTCGGGTGAGCGGCGAACGATTTCGCCGATGCGGTTGAGCATGGTATCTCACTTCGTCGTGTTGAGGATGATCGCCAGGTCAGCGAGGGTCATGGTGACCCACTGGTCGGCGGGGTCGGCGTTGCCGTGGCGCTTGTGGATGACGACGCCGATGAGGGCGTCATCATTCTCAGCTTCGGTGTGTGCCTCGGCCGTCCACTTTGGGAGGTTGAGGCGGGTGACGTCCTTGCACTCGACGACGACCTTGTGGCCAGCGAGTCGGACGTTAGCGAGGTCGCCTCGGTCCTTGGCGCCTGTCTTGGGGCGTCGGTCGATCCACTCGGACACGACTTCGTTGAGGTAGTCGGCGACCTGCCTCTCGAAGCGTGCCCCTGCGGCTTTCGCGGATCTGCGGTTGCGGGTCATGCGGCTCCTCTCTTTCTCATGACGCCCTTGGCGTTCTCATTACGGTCGTCAATGTCATCCCAGGCGGCGAACGGAGCCCAACCCTCATTCAGGGCATGGGAGCGCACCGCAGTAGCGCTACGCGACGGAGGACATGGCATGTCCCCAACGTCGTGGGCGAACTTGGCGATCTTCTCGACGGTGCGGATGGACGTGGTGCGCTGCTTCCCGCTGCGAATGTCAGACAGGAGCCCCTTGCTCACGCCGGTCCTCTCACACACCTCACCCAGCGACCACCCACCAAGGGCGAGCGCTCGAAGACGACGCTGCGTACCAGTCGTGGACACTGGCTCCGAGACGCGGGCGTAGACGTTCGCGTACCGCCTGTACGGGATAGCCATGATGGCGTCACTGGTGGCGCGCTTGATCTTGGTGGTGGTCCCGCACCGGATGACCTGCACCATGTAGACGCTCATGCCGAGCGCCTCGGCGATCTCCGCGCTCGACATGGAGACAGACAAGTCGTGGAGACGCTCACGTGCCGGGGCGACGTCCACCATGCGCGTATGCCCGAGCTGACGGAGATTGTCGTATCGGACAGCGGCGTCGGTGCAGGCTCGGCAGTGGCAGTCGCACACGGCGTAGGCCGTGTACGTGCCGTGCCTGTGCGGGGCCTTGTGGGTGCAGCCCTCAACGAGCGCCTCGCTCATGCGATCCCCCTCACTTGTGCGAGTCGTGCTCTCTCAGCAGGGCCGAGCCCGCCGTAGATCCCGAACCTCAGGCGGCGGGAACGGTCGCCTTCGACGTCCATCGCGTACTCCAGGCACTCGGCCTTGACGGGGCACGTGTGGCAGATGACCGCTGCCGTGCGATCGTCCTCTGATCCTGGGAACCACAGGTCAGGGTCGATGCCGGCACAGTCTGCGGACTTCACCCACTCTCCGGGGATGTTCATGCGTGTCCTCTCATGTGGTTGTGGCGCCAGTATGCCACGGGTGGGGCTAGTGGACGTAACGGAAAACCATGTGATGTGTCCTGCCGATGCGCCGCTTCTCATCGGAGCGCGCGATCTCGCCACGACGCTCCAGTTCGATGCGTGCAGTGCGGAGACGTGACGCGGATCCGACGTAGCCGAGGTCCTCAGCCACTTCGAGGAGCTCGACGTCGGTGAATCCGGTGACGGCGAACGTGTGTGACGCGAGGGTGCGCACCCACGCCTGCGAGTCCTTGACGTCTACGCTGAGTGCGGCCTCCCAGGAGGTGCTGGGGTCGTCGATGCGGGCGTATACCTTCCCGGTATCCATGCTCATCACAGGACTCCCGGGATCATGGCGGCGGCAATGAGGAGGATGCCTGGGGCCGCGAGTAGAAGGCTGATGCAAAAAATGGCGATAGCCAATGCCAGGTCCTCGAAGTCGGTGGTTTTTTTGAAGTCCGTGGCGCTTGCGGAGGATTCGCAGATGGCGATAGCGGATAACGAAAGCAACATAACGCCGACAAGAACCAGAGTGAGGTGGATGATGAAATGGGTCACGCAGGAACCTTTCTCCCGTCGTCTGTGAGGTAGTACGAGTGGCCGTCCGGGTAGCGGACGGGGTAAGCGGTGGCGTCCACCCACCAAGGGATGCTCCACCCGTACTCGTGAGCCTCCTCCCGGTGAGACTCCACCCAACCATGGCAATTCGTCACGGGGGTGCCGCATAGACAGATGAGGTTCTGTGGGGAATTGATGGACGGGTCCCCGCTTCCTCCCATGCCACGGGGGCGGCGGTGCTGGATGTTCGATGGGTACGAGGTGATGTCCCTGCCGCAACGGACGCACCGCCACTGGTCACGGTCGAAGACGATCTGACGCGTCTCAGCGGACGGCCCGGTCTTGCGGGCGGCACGCTTCGCGGTACGGCGGTTGCGGCGAAGCGGGGACGTGCGCTTCATCGTTCCCTCACCTTCCCTACGACGACGATGAGCAGCGGCTCGTACGGGACGGGCCTGTAGACGTGCAGGCCCGGTCGTCGAAGCGACTGGACCTCCCTGAGGCCGACGTTGTTGAGCTGGCGTCCGATTCCGGACATGTGGTCCACGTACACGGTGGCGATTTCACTGTCCTCTAGGTACCTGGTGACGGTGATGCCGGCAATGTCGAGGACGTCGGCGAGCGTGGCGGCGACGGCGTCGCCCGCCCCCGCCCGGGCCTGCGCTGAGGTCCGGGCGGGGGTGTTGGTGCGGCTGGAGGTCACTTGTCCTCCAGGAGCCCATGCGTGAGGTTCGGGTTGATCTGGAGGAGCTCGGAGAGGGCCTCCTCCTGCTTCCCGGACACTCGGACGGAGACGGTGGGGGTGCCGGCAACCATGTCAACGCCGTCCGGGACCTCGCCCGTCTTGGCGATGACGGCGGAGAGGTTGAGGGTGGACTTGTACCAGTCGGAGACGGTCTCCTCGATGGCGTCGGGCTGGTTGGCCTTGACCCAGGCGGTGAATGCTGCGGGGTCGGTGATGGTTGGCTTTACCTCGGGGCTGGAGACGGAGACGGTGCCGATCTTGTCTCCGTCCACGATGGCGTAGGACCTGTCACCTTCGTCCATAATGTTGGCGAGGTCACGCTTGGTGTCGTCGAGGATCGCTGCGGCGCGCTTGCGGATCCATGAGGCGATGGCGGCCCGGTTGGCGAGTTCGGTCTTGGTGCTCACTGGTTCTGCTCTTCCGTGATTGAGGCCAGGTTCTTGACCTGGTTGGGCTGGTGGTAGTCGTCGAGCCATTCGAGTTCCCGTTCTGTTTGTCGGATGGCGCTTATTTCGTCGGCGACGATGTTGATGGTGAGGGCCGTGGCGATGGTGGCAACGGCCGCGAGGATGGTGAGGGTGACGCTCATCAGTCCTCCTCCGGTGGGGCGGAGTAGAGGTGCTCAACCACGCCTCCGCGCAGTGGGTTGTGGAAGGTTCTGCCGCCTGCTAAGGCCCAGGAGGCGGTTCTGCGCTGCCAGACTTCACCGTCCTCGTCCCAGGCGCATGTGCCCTTGGGCAGGTTGTCGAGGTCGTCGGCGGTGTACTCGCGGCGCTCCGGGGTGGGCTGGTACGGCTCCCACGACGTGATGTGCTGGGCGCCGTATTCGCGGTCGTCCTTGTACCACCTGCGGCCGTCATCGTCGAGGTAGACTCCGAGGGAGTTCCTGAGTGCGAGACGGTGCTGGGGAGGCTCGCCGTCGCTGATTCCCGTGATGACGATGACCTCTTGCTCAGGTCCGGGCCACGGTGCAGGCTCGGGGCCAGGCTTGACGATCACCCACTGCTCGGTGTCCAGAGTCATGACCGCATAGGTCGGGACAGCCATGCTGTCGCCGGCGAGGTACCACTCCCCAGCCTTCGGGGCGCGGAACTCAAACTTGGGCTCGTTCTTGGTGCTCACTTGCTGTCTCCGTTCGTCACTACGTCCTCCCAGGCGGTGATCCGCTCGGGGTTGACGGGAGAGCCTCCGCGTGTGCGGTACCAGAACAGATCGGAGGAGTCGCTGTCCTGTCTGATGGCGAGCACAGGAGCCGTTTCTGAGAGAGGATCAATGAGGTTGGCCTCGATGATCCGGATAACGTCGGCGGTAGGGCGCTCCGGCTCCGGCTCGGGCACCTCGTCATACACGTCCTCCCACTCAGCGAAGTCCTCCGGGGCGAGGTTGTCGCCGTCCTGCAAGCAGTAGAGACGCTGGTAGTAGGCGACCCCGAGGAGCGGCTCGATCCGTACCCAAAGGTCGCCGTCTGCGCGGACGAGGAGCGCCTCCGGGTGATCCGACTTCGGGCGGTCCTCGGTGATGACGTAGTGGGGACTGTAGCCGCCCATCGTGTCAGCGTGAACGGTGTTGATGGCTGGGTCGCCGTCTGCGCGGACGAGGCCGTAGAGGAACTGCTCGCCCTCACGGGGGACACGGTACTCAAGGTGGTAGCGGGTCATGGTGTTCTCTCTTTCAGTGCTTGGGGCGGTTGATGACGTAGACGGCTGCGCCGCAGGCGAGGAGGACGACGGCGAAGGCGGCGAGCCAGCCGTCAGCTCCCGTGTGGGCCAGCGACTTAGCCGTCGTGCCTGTCGTCGCGGTCGCGGTGTGCTTTCCAGTCGTTGACGAGGGAGTCGAGCTCGGCGCGTGCTTCGCGGCGGAACCGGCGGCGCTCTCGCCAGTCGCTGGCGTGCTCTGCGACGTAGAGGAGGAGGGCGAGGAGGAGGGGCCAGCCGACGAAGACGAGGAGGGCTTCGGTGAGGGTGCGGGCGTCCACGGGGTCTCCTTCGGGGTGGGTGCGGGGGCCGGGGTAGTGACTTCCGGCGTCGGGGTGTTGGTCGGCTCTGCGCTGGGCTCAGCAGTAGGCGCCTTGGACGGCGTGGGTGCGGGGGCGGGCGTGGTCTCCTCCGGGGTCGGCACCGGCGCGGGCGTCGTCTCCTCGGGCGTCGGCGTCGGCGTGGAGGAAGGCTCCTCGGTGGGGGTGGGCGTGGGCTTGTTCGCCCCGTCGCCAGATCCCTCGCCGTTCGCGGACGCGACCGCCGCAGCCGAGTAGGTCGTGCCGTTGACCGTGGCAGTGTTCGAAGCGCGCTCGTCACTGGTCACCGTCGTCACCCGGACGCGGCACACCGACTCGGAGGACGGCGCGGTGAAAGCCACACCGTCCGTCACCGGCTTGTAGGTGACGCGGGTCGCCTCCTGCCACGTGCCGTCCGTGCAGGCGACGTTCTCGACCTTCGCGCCCGGGTCAGTCACCGTGTACTCGGAGGAGCCGGACACATTCACGTCCCACCGGAACAGGTGCCCACCGGTGGTCTCTCCCGCGTACCAACCGTACTTCTGGGTGGTCCGGTCGGCCGCCTGGCCGATGATCGCGCCCGGGAAGTTCACCGGGACCTCAGCACCGGCCACGAGGACCGTCGAGGAGGTGGTGCCCAGCGCCTCGGTCTTGATCTGGGCTCGCGCCTGGAAGTTGCCGTCGAGGGAGTCCCACTGCTCGGAGGTGGCGTTGAACGTGCAGGTGAGGGTGGAGGTGTCGGCGACGGCGGTGCAGGTCGCGACCTGAGCGCCCGTGGTCCGCTCCGTCAGCGGGAAACTGGTGCCGGTCGGCCACTTGAGCCCGTTGCCGAGCTCCGCCGTGAACGCGTCCCCGGCGGTCGGGTTGTCGATGTGCCACTGCCCCGCGACGGTGACCATCGCGTAGACGCGGTTTGAGTCGGCGCTGGTGGTCACGTCGTGCACGACGGGGGTGTCGGCGTGCGCCGTGGACGCGACGGCGGGGGACAGGAGCAGCGCCGTAGAGGCGAGGATGGGGAGTGTCTTGCGCATGGTTACTTCTCCTGGGTTGTGTCGAGGGATGTCTGCTCGCCCTCAGGCTTGCTGGTGTCCTCCGCCTTGGTGGCGGGGGTTGTGTGCATGTAGGTGGTCTGCAGCCACGCTCGGAGCATGGTCGGGTCTGCGGTGCCACCCGCCTTCCCGTAGGCGGCTGCGACCTCCTGGACGTTGAGGCCGCGCTCGCGGCAGAACTCCTCGGTGATCTGCCTGCACTGCTGCCTAGCGAGTTGCACGGGGTCAGCGCTACCGCGCTCGTAGGTGGTGGCGTCGGGGTCCGGCTCGTCAGTCGGCAGAGTGAGCGCCTGCAGCAGGAACGTCCTGTAGGCGACTGACATGGCCTTGGCTGTGCCCTTGTCTCCCCAATCCATTGCCTCACCGACTGAGCACCCGGCCATGCGGTCGCCGCCCGGACCGTAGATGGTGTACTCCACTGCGACGTACGTCGCCAGGGTGGACTTCCCGTTGCTGGTGGTGACGTGCTCGCGGCTCACGTCAACGTCGGTCGGCACGACCGACACGGAGTGCTTGCGGAGCGCGGGGCCGACTGCGTTCATCACGGCGTCGATCCCACGGAACATGAACCTCTGCGCATCGTTGCGGTCCCGCTTTGCGACCGCCTGCACGTCGTGCATGACTGCCGCCCACGCTTGTACCACTGTGAGTGTCTTACTGTCTGCCATTGCTAGTCTCCTGTGTTAGTGTGTGTGGCGCGCCCGGGGCGTCCTCTCCCCCGTGGCGTCTCTCGGCTGATTGGTCTCGGCTGGAATGGTGCGGGGGCGTTCGGAGTGGTTGCCGGACGCCCCCGCAGTGCGTCTCAGGGGATCGTACGGAACGTCAGCCTCAGCGTCTTGCGGTGAGCCCAAAGCTCCGGGCCGGTGAGGCACATACCGGAGACGGTGAGCCGCCACCATTTGTCTTGGTGCTCCCACCGTTCACCGTGCTCATCGGTGACGCACTGCCCATCTGGGCACGCCATGAGGTCTGCGAGGGACAGGGGGCCGCCGGCCACCTCCCACGTGTAACGGATGCTCACGCTTCCTCCTTTGTCCACTTCCAGATGGTGTGCCGGGTGACACCGGCCTTGTCCGCCATGATGTCGGCGGGGATGAGGCCGTGAACCTCACGGGCCACTGCGGCCCGTCGTGCTTTCGCTGCCGCCAGGTTGCGTTCTTGCGCTGCGACCATTGCGCACGCATCGGACCACTTGCGGTTCGCTGCGAGGATCTCGTCAAGACTAACCACTGCCCGTCTCCTCTCGCTGTCAGAAAGTGGTGAGTGCGGTCGCGAGGGTGAGCGCCTCATCGTCGGTGAGGTACCGCCACAGGTGGAGCGCGCTGACCGCCTCTTCCTTGTTGAGGACGTCGCGGATCTGCTGGCACAGGGCGTCGTCGGTCGGCCCGTGAACCATTGCCGTCCACCTGCGGCCCTCATGGGTGAGGGTGACGCTCCGGTCCCCTGGGAGGTCCACGACGATCGTCTGCCTGCCGCGCGGGCTGAACGTGAGGCTGGCCCAACGGCCGGCATCGACTAGCTCCGACAGGCCGGACGCCATGTAAACGTCCAGCGCCACCGTGGCGGGCTGCCTCATGCTGTCTGCGAAGTTGACTCGGGCGATGGTGAGTGCCGCGTCCAGGTTGCTCTTGCTGCTCATGATGTGTTGCTCCATTGGTCTCTTGGTTGGTCAGTGGGTTGCGACGATGTTGACGGCATCCTCTTCGGTGAGTGCGAGTGCGATGCAACCGTTGCCGTCCTCGTCAGTCACCTGCCACACGCCGCCGTTCCAGTAGGCGGCCGTGTCCTCCTCGGCCGCCTTGACTGCCTCATCCGACCACCGGTCGAACGCGACGACTGCGACGCCTCGGGTGATAGCTCCGGGCTGGGCGACGATGGGCTCCCGCTGGAGGGTGATGGTGCTGTCTCCATCCCAGCCGAGCCACAGCGCCTTGCAGCCCGGGTTGTTACGCTCCACCCACTCGCTGATCTGGTCCGTGTACGTCCTGTCGAACATGTCCGGGAGCGGCTGCGCGTCCGGGAGGATCGTGTCCACAACCTCCGGAGCAACGCCAAAGTGCCAGGAGTTGCAGTCCCCGATGGGCGACTGCAGCATCCTGGCGCCCTCGAGCCGCTCAACGGTCCACGTCTTGCCGTCTCGATTGATCTCAACCATGTTTCTCTCCTCTTGGTCTGTTGGTGGCTCAGGCGACCCGGATCGGCATGATGATGTACGTCCACCTGGCGTCACCCTCATGGGTCTCTGCGACCATCGTCACCGGCTTACCGGGGGCCGTGAACCGCATGTCCACAATCGCATTCTTGTCTCGGATGAGGCGAGCGCCCTTGCACCCGTCCTCCAGGTACTTCGGGTTCAACCGCGGCGCGCCAGCCTCCCCCGTGTACTCGCCGCTGAACAGGGGACGCAAGTCCGGGTAGACGTCCGACGGCACGTTGCGGTTCGGGTGGCCGAGCACAGGAACAGTCACCGCGTTGGGGACACCATCGGTGCCCATGCTGAGCGACTCCTCACCGAGTGTGAGGGTCCACGTCGTCGACTTCTTGGACGGCTTCCAGCGTGCGAGTGCTGCGATCGCGTCGCGGTGGATGTACCGGACCGCGTACGGCTCACCGTCTGGTGCGCCCCCCAGGGTGGAGGCCCGGCGGATACCGGGCTTGCTCCATAGCCCCGTGACGACGACGTGAGCGGCCCGGTAGCGGTCGCTGGAGAGAAGGTGCAGGGAGGTGGATCCGTCGTTGGCGCGCTGAAGCTCCACCCGCACGACGTTGAGGATCGGGAACGTGGCATCCCGGGACGTGGCGAGCGCCGCCGCCTTGAAAGCGTTGACGACGCGCTGTGCGTCGAGCGCGTCGGTACGGTGCCCATAGAACGTGAGGTCAGTGTCAGTCATGGTGTGTCCCCTTCCTGGGATCATCGGTTGCGGCCTCACACCCTGTGAGGTCATCGTGCCCCCGGCGGGAGTCGAACCCGCCGTGCGACCATCGGGGCAGGCGGTGCGTCACCGCCATGTTGTGAAGTCGTCCCCCATCCCGTTGCCCATCCGGGCTGCGTCCCAATAGCAGCCCTGGGCACCGTCCGGGATCGTCCCGGAGTCGTCGAGGCACGGGGGAACGTTGACCCACTCGACGACGCCAGGCTCAACCATGCGCGCCCTGGGCTCCACGCCCGGCGCGTCTTGCTGGCAGGCGGCGGCACCCGCCATGAGCGCCACCGCCATGAGCGCCGCCGCTGCCCGCCTCACTCGTCTCCCCCCTGCCACTTGAGGATCGCCCACCCGGCGCACGTGTCCTCGTCCTCGTCCTCGGGGTCCGTCTCAACGTCAACCGTGGTCACCACGTAGGTGCCAGGGTTAGCCAGGAGGTCCGCCGCGAGCGCCCCCCCGATGAACTGTGACTCATGCATGATCCATGAGTGATCTGCGGAGTACCCGCCGATGATCTCCCACTCACTGTCCAGGTCCAGCGGCTCCAGCGTGTCCCGGTCCACCGTGACGCCCTCCGGGCCGTAGATCCCTTCAGCCCTGAAGGGGAACCAATTGATGACTGTGAACGGGCAGTTGAACTCCACCACACTGCGCAAGCGGTCGGCCTGTCCAACAGTCGGCGTCGGGGCGTCCCGTCCGGTGATCTCTAGTGCCGTCATTTTCTGTAGCTCCTCTGTGTTACGTGGTTGGTTGGTTGGGCGGCACCGTCGCCGCCCTGTTGGTTGCTTGGTGTCAGTCGTCCTGGACGTCCCACTCGCCGTCCTCGACCTGCGCGGCGATGTAGTCGAGGAGCGCCCCGCGCGCCCCGTAGCCCTCGCAGTAGTCGGTGAGCCCGAACTCCTCAACGGCGTCCCAGATCATCCGCTGCGTGATTCCGAACGTGCTGTGGCTGTACTCCTCCAGCCACTCATCCGTGACCGTCTTGCCGTATGCGTTGAGCACCATCGTGGCGCTCCTCTCTGTATCAGTAGGGGTGCCCCACCCTGGGGCGCCTATCGCGGCCCACCACCTCACTAGGTGGTGGTGAGTCACGATCGGCTAGCACACCCTGTGGTGTGCTCACCATGGGGCCGTTCAGGGACTCCCTCCCTGCCCGCCGTCAGCGCCCCCATCACGGGGGGACTTCAGCGGGACGAACCCGGTATCAGCGCTATCCAATTCTCAACCAACATGCGCACATCAGCGGGCCGGGTGTCTTGCAACCCATCGTCGCAGCGCGCCGTACTAGGTACGCGCTCACGGTCCCCCCGATGACTCTCGCAGTAGCGAGTCTCAATCGGGACGCGGGCGAGGCGGTGACCTAGCGAGGTGGCGAGCATCGTGGCGTCGTGCCGCTCGCACTTAGGACCTCATGGTGGCGGTCGTGCTGCCCGCGTCCGTATCGAATTCTCAACCAACGTTCGGGGCTGTCGTCCCCGGCGATGGCTCAACTATAGGCACGGCCCTGCCCTCCACGTCAACTCAAACCAACGTGACCTGCATCACACCCACGAGCAGGCACCAAACAAGCCGGCACCAAACCACACACCCACGCACCCGCACGCGCCCACGCGCACACACGTACGCGAGACACCACCACGACACACAACACGAGCACAAGCACGAGCACGAGACGAACACACAAGCAAGACGAGACGAGAGACAACACGAGGGGGGGAGGGAGTCAGCTCCCCCCCCACCAACACGCGACCGCTACGCGTAATAGGCTTCCGGAATGCGCGCAGGTTCCCAAGTCGATAGGGGGCCTGTGGCGGCCTGAAATGAGGAACCCCCTCTCCCGTACAGGAGAGGGGGTTTTGGTTCGTCTGGGTGGCTTACAGGGCGTCTCGTGGGGTTGTGAGGCCGGGGCCGAGGAGGGCCTTGAAGTCCGACCATGCTGAGGTGGTGTCGCAGTGCTTGCTGATGAGGATGGCGATCTGGTGTGCGAGCTCGGGGCCGATGTGGTCGCGGGGGCTGCTGTCGGCGTCGTCGGTGTCGTCGTCAGTGCTATCGCCGCTGTCGGCGAAGATCATGGCGCTGGGGGTGAAGTGGAGGGTGACGTCGGTGCGGTTGGCGAAGGTGTCGACGCGGATGCCGTCGATGGAGTTGATGTCGGTGGTCAGCTTCGTGTCGCCGAGGTAGACGTGGCCCGTGCCCCTATCGAGGATGAGGGCGGTGGAGTAGCAGGTGGGGCAGAGGTCGAGGTCGTATCCGCTGGTGGCGTTGTAGAGGGTGTGCCACCCGTCGTAATGCGGGTCGTCGGTGGTGTGGGTGCAGGAGTCGCCGTCGCAGTAGGTCTTCTTCATGGTTGGGTCCTCGCGGTGTTGGTGGTGGGGTGGGTTGTCAGGCGGTCGTGATCTTGTAGCCGGCCACTGCGATCGCGAGTGCGGCAATGATGATGATGAGCGAGAACCACATGTACTCGATGGTGAAGGTGTTGTCCTTCCTGTGCTCGCGGTACGCCTGCCAGCCGAATGTGCTTGCGGAGGCGGTGAGGGAGATACCGCACGCGATGAGGAGCCATCCGGCGGTGTGTGTGAGCGTCATGTTTGGGGTCCTTGGTGGTGGGGGTCAGTCGTTCTCGGTCTCGTCGATGATGACGTCTACGAGGCCGTCAGGGTCGGGCATACAGAACAGGTTCATGGAGTGGTTGCCGTCGTCGGTGCAGTCGCACTTGACTTCCCAGCCGCCGGGCCCGGTGACGCGGGTGATGGTGTGAGAGTGGCCGTCGTACCGGAATCGAGTGCCGGCGGTGAGGGTGGAGGCGGGCTTGGGGGTGACGGTGTAGGTGGTCATGGTCGTGGGGTCCTCTCGTGGTTGGTGCCGGCGGTCTCCGTGGTGCCGGCGTAGATGACGGTGAGCGTGTACTGGAAGCCGTGTGGTTCTACGCTGGCGTCCCCTTGGTGACCTCGACGAGGACGGCTGAGGTGTAGTAGCCGTTCGAGTGGTCAGTGGTGTGGGAGAGCTCGGCGAGGCGGCGATCGCCGCCGAAGATGGTGACGAGGTAGTGCTCCTCGTAGATGCCGTCAGGGTCGTAGGCGTCATTGGCCTGGGTCTCGGTGACGGCAGTGATGGTGGCCTGTTCGAGGTTCTCGACGGCCTTGAACGAGTCGATCCATCCGCAGGCGCAGCAGTCGGGGTAGGTGACGAACTTGAGGCGGGTGCCGTCGTCGAGGATCATCGCCATGTCTTCGAGTTCGACGATGCGGTGTCCGACGAGGTTCTGCTCGAAGGCGTCGATGACGTCGGGGGTGCCGTAGGCGTACCCGGTGTCGCAGGGGCTGAACTCGTGGGTGATGGGGAGGTCGGTCATGGTGGTGTCCTTTCGGTAGTTGTTTCTAGGGGCGGTCGCCGTTGAGGAGGCGTCCATACTGGACGAGCTGGCGGCGGGCTTCTTCCACTACTGCGCTCGCTTGTTCGGGGGTGGCGTATGTACCCAGGTAGTAGTTCTTTCGGTGGAAGACGATTCGTGCGGTCCATCCGGGTCCGTTCGTCTGCCGCGACACTCCTCGGAAGCCGCTCTTGTTGTTCTTGTACGGAGTCGTGCTTCTGAGGGCGGACATCGTGTAAGTCATTGCTTCGAGGTGCGCGGGGGCTACGCATGAGACGTTCCCACACTTTGGTCCGATTCGCATTCCCTGACGGATCGGGCCGTTCCAGTGCTCGTATGCCCAGCGCCGCGCCTCCGTAGGGTGCGCTCCGTTGCCAGGAGCGAACTGTGGCACGCTATCGCTGTGGGTGGCTCCATTCCACTGCCAGCATCCGGAGTCCGTGCGCGTCACGAAGCGCATGAACCGTTCTTCAGGGGTGGGTGTTTGGATGGGCGGCAGTTCGCCACGCTTCTCGGCGGCGTCGTAGTGGGCGGAGCAGACGCCTCGACCGTACCGGGGTTTGTCGCAGGCGGCGATGGCGCAGGTGACGGCCATGGGGTCGTTCCTTTCCTTGGTGGTGGGTTCACCCTACCACACCTGGCACGGAGTTGCCGCTACTACGGGGGTGAGACCATCAACACCCCCTGTGGATAACTCTCCAGGACCAGGTGACAATCTGACACGTGCCCACGGGGACCAGGTGACAAATTGTCACGTGGGCAGGTGACAAATTGTCACGTGGGCAGGTGACAACGTTGTCGTCCCATTAATCCCTCCAAAGAGAATCCCTCCGAATCGAATCCCTCCGAACGTGCCGGCTCCGCCGTCACGAGTCCGCGACCGGCCCAGGCTGTGGACAACTTGCCCGCACCGCCTCAACGGCATATCATTGCCACATGAACCTGCGGACCCACCTCACGCGCACCGACGTCAACATCACCGAGCGCGCCATCCTCGAACTTGCCGAGGAGTACGAGCGGGCCACCGGCAACTGCCCAACCGAAGCCGAAGTCACCGCCCTTCTCGGCTACAAGCCGAGGTCCCTCCGAGTCTCCTTCCGCAGGCTCGTACGCGACGGCCTCCTCGACAAGCGGGGTAGCGCCACCCTCGACGACAAGCGCAAGGTCAACACGACCGCCACCTACAAGGTGCGTGACCCCCATGGCGTGGGCGAGTAACTCCCGACGCCGCTCCGAGCTGCCGAAGGACTGGAAGCGGATCCGTGAGCGCGTCCTCCGCAGGGACGGCTTCAAGTGCGTCTTCTGTGGGGCGCCAGCGAATCAGGTGGACCACATCGACCCGCGAGGCCCCCACACCCTCGGCAACCTGCGTAGCCTGTGCCGCGCCTGCCACATGCGCCGAACCGCAGGCCAGGCACACAACAGCCGCCGCAAGGACGGCTGGACACCATCAAAGAAGCGAACCCTCCGGGAGCCGACGAAGCACCCGGGTCTCCTGTAGGAGGAACCATGCCGAGCACTCACGGCCCGATCCCGAAGCGCAGCGACGAGGGAGACCGCCGCACCATCGCCCGCAAGCAGCAGCAGCCGGGCGGCATCACGAAGGCCACGGCCGGCGAGCACGTCTCCATCCCGGACCCGGACCCCGACTGGCATCCCATCGCCCGCATGATCTGGGACGCCGCCCACGAGTCCGGGCAGTCGAAGTTCTACGAGTCCTCCGATTGGGCCGTGATCTACTCCCTGTGCGACGACCTGTCGTACTACAAGAAGATGGGGCGACGCTCCGCGCAGATGCTCGCCTCCATCAACTCGATGCTCACAAACCTCCTGTTCACCGAGGGTGACCGTCGCCGCGTCCAGATCGAGCTCGACCGCAAGACCGAGGAGGAGTTGAAGTCGGCCGGCGTTGCGCTCATGGAGGACTTCGCCCGACAGCGGAAGATCGGTAAGTGACCGCCGAGACCACAGCCGAGTGGGTAGCGCCCAGGGAACGCACCGACACCCTCCCCGACGAGTGGCCTGAGCACTCCCTCGGCTTCCTCGCTGCTGCGTGGATGATCGACAACCTCATCCAGCCGAATGGCCCACACGCTGGCGAGCCGTTCAAGCCGACACCCAGGCAGATCGAGTTCCTCGTCTTCTTCTACGCCATCGATGAGCATGGCCAGTTCACCTACAACCACGGTGTGAGGCGCCTCGCTAAGGGATCGGGCAAGTCCCCGTTCGTCGCCGCCATCGCCCTGTTCGAGCTGCTCGGCCCGTGCCGGTTCGACCACTTCGACGAGGACGCCCCGTTCGGTGTCGTCGCGAAGCCAATGTCGATGCCACTGGTGCAGGTCATCGCCACGTCGGAGCAGCAAACCGCGAACACGATGAGGATGGTTCGCGCCTTCTGTGCGAAGGGCTCACCGATCGCGAAGAAGTACGACGTCGAGGTCGGCAAGACGTTCCTCGACGTGCCCGGCGGTGGCAGGCTGGAGCAGCGGGCTTCGTCGCCGCAGTCGATGGAGGGCTCTGAGGTCTCCATGTACATCGGCGATGAGACGGAGCACTGGACGCCTGGCGCGTCCGGGCCGGAACTCATGTCCGTCATGCGGCGTAACGCGGCGAAGACAGCGGCTCGTGTTCTGGAGACGTCGAACGCGTGGAAGCCTGGCGAGGGGTCTGTCGCTGAGGCGACCTTTGAGGATTGGGTGGCTCAGGAGGAGGGCAAGACTCGCGGCCAGTGGAAGACCCTGTACGACGCTCGCGTGGCACCACCGAACACGATCCTCACGGATGAGAAGCAACGCGGCAAGGTGACCCTCGACGAGGCGCTTCGCTACGTGTACGAGGACTGCCCATGGGTGACGGAGACGGCCGCTCTCCAGGCGATCAAGGAGCAGATCTGGACGCCTTCGTTCTCAGAGTCGGCGTCGTGGCGCTTCTACCTGAACCGTCCGACTGCGGCGGAGAACTCGTGGGTCACACTGGAGGAGTGGACCCAGCTCCGCCGGCCGGGCCGTGTCGTGGAGAAGGGCGAGCAGATCGTCATGTTCTTCGACGGCTCCAAGTCCAACGACCACACGGCGCTCGTCGGGTGCTGCATGTCGGACGGCCACATCTTCCGCATCGGCCATTGGGCACCGGAGGAGCCGCTCGGGGTCGTCAACGTTGCGAAGGTGGATGCCGCCGTGAGGCGGGCGTTCATCGACTACAAGGTGGTCGCGTTCTGGGCTGACGTCCGCGAGTGGGAGTCGTTCGTCCGCACCACATGGCCGGAGGACCTGGGAGAGAACCTGATCTGTCATGCGGTCCGTGGCGGCATGTCTGCGTCCCCGATCGCGTGGGACATGCGCTCGCACTCGTTCCAGTTCGCGGAGGCGTGCGAGACGACGTTCACGGAGATCCAGCAGAAGGCGTTCACCCATGACGGCTCCGCCGACCTGGGCGAGCACGTGTCGAACTGCCGGGTCAACGAGTTCCGTGGCCTGTTCTCCGTGAAGAAGGAGTCCCCAAAGTCGCAGAAGAAGATCGACCTCGCAGTCTGTATGATCGGGGCGAGGATGTTGTATCGCCACGTCAAGGCGAGCAAGGAATGGGCGGAACTCACTCGTCCGCGCGGCCAGTGGAAGGTGTTCACCGCATGAGCTTCGAGAAGATGATCTCGTACTTCGAGCAGGGCGCCCTCCGCCCGAAGGAGTACGAGGCGTACTACGAGACGAAGTCTCGCCTGGACGCCCTCGGGATCTCCCTGCCGCCGAAGGCCCGTGTCCTGGAAATGCAGGCCCCGTTCGCGAAGATGGCGATTGACGTCCTCACGGAGGTCCTCATTCCTACCGAGTACGTTGTCGCTGAGGACGGGCACGACGACGACATTGAGCTCCTGTCGAAGACGTGGCAGAAGAACAACCTCGACTCGCAGTTCAACCTGGCGGCGTCTGAGTCGCTTGCCTCCGGGTCCGTCTACTGGATTGTCGCCCCGCCTGACGAGACTCACGAGTTCGCCACCGTCCGTGCCGTCGACAACCGTCACGCCCGTGTCCGTGTCGACTACAAGGGCGACGTCGTTGAGGGGATCGCCGTCTACCGCCTCCCTGACGGGGCGAAGGGCGCGACGTACTACACGACGGAGGGCGTGTCCTTCTACGCCCTGTCCGGCTCCACTTGGTACGACACCGGCCAGGGGCGCGTTGACACGTGGGGGCCGTCGATCGTCCCCATGTTCAACAAGGCTCGCTTGAAGGATCGCTACGGCCGCTCCGACCTGGCTGAGTTGCGGACCGTCATCGACGCCGCCTCCCGCACCCTCACGAACGTTCAGGTGTTCCAGGAGGTGTCGGCAATGCCGCTGCGTGTCCTCTCCGGTGATGGCGCGGCGGAGGCGCTCGCACAGTACCCGGACGTCATGTCCGCCTACATGGGGAAGATGCTCGCCGCCCCGGACGGGACGTCTATCTCTCAGGTGTCGGGCGGCAACCTTGACCCGTTCCTCAACACGTACAAGACGTACGCGCTCCAGATCTCCGCCATGACCGGCATCCCCCCGTCGATGATGGGTGTCGCCGCCGACAACAACCCGACGTCAGCGGACGCGCTCCGCGTGGCGAAGGACCGTCTGATCTCCCGTGCGGAGAACAAGCAGCGTCAGTTCTCCGACGCGATGGAGCAGGTCGCCCGCCTCGTGATCGCCATGAACGGTCGGCCCACTGACGGCCTGGAGACGCTGGAACTGATGTGGCGTGACGCCGCGTCGCCGTCGCGCTCCGCCATGATGGCGACCGCCCTCCAGGCGCAGTCTCAGGGCGTGATCTCCGACTCGACGGCCCGCACGTTCCTTGGCCTGTCGCCTGAGCTCCTGAAGAAGGAGGACGACAAGTCGGATGACGTAGCCCGCATGTCGGGAATGACGATGGCTCGGGCGTCCCGTCCGTCGTTGGACGTGCAGGATCCGACCGCCGCCCGGCAGGTGCAGGCGGAGACGAACCCGACGTCGGCTACCGTGTCGAAGGATGAGTCGTGACGGAGGCGCTGTTCCACGCGCTCATCAAGACGCTCCTCGCCACGCTGAGTGTCCGCATCCGGGACATCATCACGGCCTCGAAGCCGGCGTCGGCTAGTGCGTCCGGTGACACGGCGCAGGTGTCGAAGGCGGTCTACAAGGCTGTCGTCGAGGCGCGCGAGGTCGCCTGGGCCGCTGAGGTTCTGCTCCTCCGCAGTGCCGCGAAGTCGGCCGGCGCGTCCGAGGGGTGGGTGCCGGACACGCCCCCCTACTCGCAGCGTGCCGTTGACGCCGCGATCCGTCAGGTGCAGGGGTCTCTGTGGGATGACAACGGCATCGAGCAGTTCACCGTCACCATGGAGCGTCATGTGCAGGCCGCAGCCTGGCAGACAGCGGTCGACGCTGTTGAGGACGCCCCCGCGTCGGTGCCGCTCCTGGAGGCAGTTGACCGCATTGACAAGGACCTGGCGGACTTCCCCGCTGCCGTCCGTTCCCAGGTCGTCGCTGAGGTGCAGGCGCACGAGAAGGCGATGGCGGCGAAGAAGTCGGTGAGCCTCGATGAGGCGTTCGACCAGATCGTTGAGCGCGTCCACGCCGCCATCAACGTTGTCGAGGAGTCGGGGCTCATGACGGACGCTGCCCGCAAGGGTGGGGCAGTCGAGAAGGTCTCCAGGTCCGCGCGTGTCACGAAGGACGGGAAGTGGATCGCTCGCGCGTTCGCGTGGGCGCGCGTCACCCATGACGTCGGTCAGCAGGGGCCGTGCGGCTTCTGCACGATGCTCGCCTCTCGTGGCCCCGTCTACTCGTCGTCCTACGCGGCTGGCGCGCGCGCAGACGCGTTCCATGACCATTGCTACTGCACGATCGTTGCGGTGTACACTTCGAGGGAGTGGAGTGGGAAGGACGCTTCAGCGCAGTACGCCTCCAGGTACGATGAACTCGTACGCAAGGGCGATCTGCACGGAGCTGAGGCCCGCACCGCTATGGACAATGACGCACGAGGGACCCGCACGGCTGAGAAGAACGCCGCACGAGCCCGTCGCCGAGCCGAACGAAGGAGGGCCTGATGGCTGACAGCACCCCGGACGCCACCGTGGCCGACACCCCCACCGACGCCCCCGCCGAGGACACCGACAAGGTTGACGCCCCCGACACGGAGGCGCCTGCCGACGAGACCACCAAGGCCGACGAGGACACGAAGAAGGACGACTCCCCCAAGGAGTCCCCCGAGGAGCGAGGCTTCGCTGAGCGGCTTGCCGCCATCGAGGCGGAGCTCGCCGCAGAGCGAGAGGCCCGAGCCAAGGCCGAGGCCGACCTCGCCGACTACACGACCAAGACGGAGAAGGCCGCCGCGATCCGCGAGGCCGGCCTCCCCGAGCAGTTCGCCGACTTCCTCAGCGGCGACAAGGACTCGTGGCAGGGCAAGATCGATGCCCTTGTCGCGCTGCGTGGTCAGTCGCAGACTGCCGCGCCTACGGTCCCCCGCGATCCTGCGGTGGACTCTGACCCGTCACCTGAGAACCCGGAGGCGGCGTTCGCTAGGGCGCTCCTCCTCGGTGACAACTGACCGACGCAGAAAGGTTGCAGCATGGCTGAGCCCGCAGTTACTCCCACTCCCTCTCCCTCGAACGAGGAGAAGATCGAGACCGTCTCCAAGATCCTCAACGCCAACCGTGGTAATGAGGCTGCGTTCCCGATGACCGTCGCGCGCGGCATCTGGGATCAGGCGATGCACGGCTCCGTCGTTCAGCAGCTCGCCGGTTCCATCCCGGTTTCCATCAACGGCACCGCCATCCCGATCCCGCTCGGCCAGCCGACTGCGGGCATCGTTCAGGAGGGTGGCGTCAAGCCGGTCGGAACGATCGAGACCAAGGTCAAGACCGTCAAGCCCGTCAAGGCTGCGCTCATGATCCTGTACTCGATGGAGACGGCTCAGGCTGACCCGCTTGGCGAGTACAGCCGTATCCGCTCCTCCCTCTCCGAGGGTATTGCTCGCGCCATCGACACCGCCGTGATCCACGGCAAGGACGCGAACACGGGCGACACCATCGTCGGTGGCGGCGAGGCCCTGGCCTCCACCACCAACGTCACGACCATCGACCTCGCCTCGACGAAGGCCGGGTACCTCACCCAGCAGCTCTCCGCCGCCTACAACTCGGTGACCCTCGCCGACGAGGAGTACGGCTTCGACCACTTCCTCCTGGCACCGAAGTTCCGGTCCCCGCTCGTCACCGCTGTTGACGGGAACGGTATGCCGCTCTACCAGACGACCCACGACATCACGAACCAGTTCTCCACCGTCCTCGGTGTCCCGGCTGTCTACCACCGTGCCGTCCAGGGCTACGAGAAGGCCAAGGACGACAAGATCCTCGGCATCGGCGGCGACTTCAAGGACGCGCTGCGTCTCGGCTTCGTCGAGTCCATCACCTTCCGCAAGGCTGCCGAGCGCGCCGGAGGCATCGACCTCTTCGACCGCAACCTCGGTGCGATCCTCGCGGAGGTCCAGTTCGGTTGGGTCCTGCGCGACCCGTCCGCCTTCGTCAAGCTCGCCACGGCCTGACGATCCCTATGAAGCGGCCAGGCCGGCTGGGAGACCCCGGCCTGGCCGCTTCGTACGTGAAGGAGTAGACAGATGACGCTGGCGACCAACGAGGACGTCGAGCAGTCCCTCATGCGTGAGCTGGAGGATGACGAGATCGGCTGGGTCCAGGCGATGCTGGACTACGCTGAGGCGCTAATCCAACTCCGGATGCCTGAGGCGATCGCCCGCTGTCAGTCTGACCCGGCGTATCGGACGGTCGTTGTCCGCCTGGAGGCGGAGTGTGCGTCGCGTGTCCTCCGAGCCCCTGGCGGTGGCCTCTACAAGTACGAGACTGAGGGCACGTACACCTACTCGGTGAACAACGCCGTCGCGTCCGGGCTCCTGGAGATCACGCCGGACGAGTGGAAGATTCTCGGTGGCGGGGCGTCCGGCTACGGTGGCCTTGACGCGCAGATGGATGGGTACGCCCGCAATCGGCACCTGCCTCTCCGGGAGGGTGTCATCTACTCGACTCCGCCCGGTGCGCGCCCGCCGCTCCCGTCGAACCTTGACCTCGCTGGGGTCACTGTCCTGTCGGACCCTGACGACGATTGGGAGTGGTGATGGTCGGCTACAGGCCGCTCAGGGGTCGCTACCTGGAGAACGGTCCGCACACCGTTGAGGTGACGGTGATGCGGTGCGAGGAGGGGCGGACGGGCCGTAAGTACGTCCCAGACCGCAAGGTCGTTGTCGATCGTGTCCTCGTCCAGCCGTCTGCAGGCAACGCCTTGAAGGCGGCGGAGACGCGCACCTCCCAGAAGGCGCTCCTCGACGAGACGTCACTCCGCATCATCGGCACTGGACGGCGTTGGCCTGGCGGCCCGCACTCGCTGGTGAAGGTTCTGGTGGGGCCGTCTGAGTACGTCGGTGAGACGTTCCAGCAGTCTGGCGCTCCTGGCGTCTACGCGGGCTCTCCCATGACTGCGCACTTCTCTGTGCGTGTGGACGCTCTCGGCACGGAGGCGAACTGACCGTGGGGCACCTACAGAAGCAGACGAGGCCGCAGAAAACTGGCGTCCACATCGGCAAGCAGACGCACGAGATGATCGCCGCAGCGGTAGCGCCGATGCCCGGATACCGGGCGATCGCCTCCGGTATCTACGCTGAGATCCTCGCTGAGGCGGCGAAGCACATCGAGACAGGCAGGCTCGAATCGTCCATCAAGCTCGTCCAGGGCAAGGTAGACTGGCGAGTCGAGTCTGACGGCGTTGACTACTCTTGGCACGCTGAGTTCGGCCACATGGCCGGCAGTAAGGGCGCGGGGACCTGGACGTGGGTGCCCGGCATTGGCGCATTCCGTAAGGTCGTCGCACGGCATGGAGGTTACTGAGGTGCCCGTCTTCACCGAGCCCACCCCCGTGCAGGCCCTCCCGTTCCTCCTGGCCTACACGAAAGCAGCGATCGCCGCCTACGGGGACGACCCACTCACCGCAGCAGCGAAGAACCTCACGATCGACTCGCGCGGCGACACGGACGACTACCACCGCCACCCGCTGTGCATCGTCCAGGTCTCCTCCGCAGCGCCCGTCTCGAACGGCCCTTACGGTGCCGCCATCCACATCCGCGCCCGCTGGTACGTCGTCGACGCGGACGGTGACACGGCGCAGGAAGCACTCTCTGCTCTCGCCGTCGCACTGGTACGATCGTGGCGGGAGAGGCTCATCACCGATGAGGGGTGGGTGTCCCACCTAGAGATCACGTCGGAGCCGACGCTCATGAACGACATGACGACGACAGCCGACATCAACGATTACGCGATGATGGCATCCATCGTCGCCCGCAGAAAGTAGGACAGCATGGCTTCTCTCGCCGACTCCACTATCCAGATCGCTGGCATCGGCCACGTCTACTACGCCGCCCCCGACACGGAGGCGCCCGACCTCTTCTCCTACGAGTTCGGCGACGGCACCACCCTGGAGGCGTCCGGCTGGACGTGGATGGGTGACACGAGCTCGGAGAACCTCATCGAGTTCGCCACCGATGGCGGCGACGTCTCCACCCTCCGCACCTGGGACCGTACCTCGGTCCGCTCCACCCGTGAGGACGTCACCAACACGGTCACCATCAACGCCGTCAACCTCGGTGACGACACGATGAAGCTCGCATTCCCGGGCTCCACCTACGACGACGCCACCAAGTCGTTCGACCTCAACATGGACGGCTCTGTCGAGAAGGCCATCCTCGTGGTCATCGTCGACGGCTCCCTCGTCTCCGCGTACCTCTTCCGCCGCGTCACGCTCGCCGGTTCCATGCCGGCCCTCAGCCTCGACGCCTTCACCGAGGTCGCCATCACCGGCACCCTCCTCTCCCCGGCCTCCGGCAAGTCGAAGGTCCGCATCTTCGAGCCCCGCTACGCGACCGGTTCCGCCAGCGCCAAGCCCACCGTCACTGCGGTGGACCCGACCTCCGCCGCTGTCGGCGCGATCATCACGATCACCGGCACCAACTTCGACGGTGTTCGCGCCGTCAAGATCGGCGGCATGACCGCCTCGTTCGAGAAGGTCTCCTCCACGAAGATCACGGCCACCGTCCCGTCCGGCGCGACCACGGGTGGCGTCGTCGTCACCAACAACGTCGGCGACTCCACCAGCGCCGGCTTCACGGTCGCCTGACACCTACCCCCTCCCTCGTCGTCGCCGGGGTGACGGCGACGGGGGAGGGCACATCACCCCGTCACCCCGCAGATCGGAGCAGATACCATGCCTACGAAGAAGCCCAGCGACGTCGTTGAGTTCCTCAACATGGAGGGACACGAGATCCTCCGTGACCCGTCCACCCTCCGCCCGTCCGAGGTCGCCCTCCTCGTTGACACGTTCGACGACGGCGAGAAGACCCGGGTCGCCCCGTTCCTCGCTTACATCGAGGAGACGTGCGTCAAGGACGGAGAGAAGTGGCAGGCCCTCTACAAGGACCGTGGCTTCAAGTACATTGCCGAGCTCGCCACCGCTTACGTGGGGGAACTGCTCGGCGACATGAGCTGACCAAGTTCTTCGACGAGAACCCTGATGCGGCCTCTGACATGTTCGCCCTGTTCGGGGTGGATGTGTGGGGGCCGTATCGGGTGTCTCTTGTCCTAGCACTGCTCAGTCGCCTACAGCATGAGCCGCGATCCGTCATGAGGGCTAGGAGCCTGGGCGGGGATGAGTGGTTCGGCTATGGTCTGATGAACGCGCAACTGGCGAACCTTCTTGATGGGCAGACGCTCCAGACGAAGGTGACGAGCCAGGCGACGAAGCCGGTGAGGTTGAAGGATAGCGAGCGTGCGCCGCGTCCTCAGCCCAAGAAGGCGTCCCGTACAATCTCGTCCAGGGACGCATCATCTGTGGCGGCGGTCTTCGCCGCCCTTGGGTAGGAGGAACGCATGGCCGGTGAGGGCACTGTCGGTAAGCTCGGAGTCAAGATCATCCCGGATCTGGACAACTTCGAGCGCAACCTCCAGGCGAAGCTGAAGCGGATCGCGAAGTCCGTCAAGGACATTGCGGTCGAGTTCGACGCTGAGGTCAACGTCGATGAAGCCTCCCTGGAGCGGGCCCGCAAGAAGATCGAGGGCAAGCCCGTCACGATCAAGGCGCGCGTCGATGTTGACGACAGTGCCCTCACCGTCGTTGAGAAGGACGTCGCGGGCAAGGACGTCCAGTTCAAGGCCACGCCGAAGATCGACGACTACGCGGTCGCCAAGCTCGACCGTGAACTGGAGTCCCTTGACCGCAGCGTCCTCATCAACCTTGACCTGCCCAACCGGGAGGCCGACAAGATCCGCGACCAGATCGATCGCATCACTGCGAAGATCGACGCGGCGGTCAATGTGTCCCCGGCTCAGCTTGCCGAGGCCCGCAACGAGATCGACAACATCAAGGCGAAGATCTCTGCGATCGTTGACCTCGATAAGGTTGCGTACGCCTACGCTGCGCGGGAGATCCAGGACCTCGCGAAGGACATTGAGGTCACCCCGTACGTGAACCGGCGGTCCCTGAAGAAGTTCGCCTACGACGTCAAGCAGTCGGTCAAGAACATCCCCCTGGAGATCAAGGCGAAGAAGGCGGATCTCGCCGCTGCGCGACGGCAGGTCGTCGATGCCCTGAAGAAGGTCGGCATCGACCTGGACGTCACGAAGTCGTCCCTCGTCGCCGCAGCAGGCAAGGTGAGGGGCTTCCTCCGTGAGGTGACGATCGAGTCGATCAAACTGGCGAAGGGGCCGCTCGCCGAGGCGAAGGCCATCATGCAGGGTGTCCTCGGTGACCTGAAGGCGCGTGTCGAAGTCGTCGGTAACGCCGTCGCCACCGCGAAGGATTGGGCGGCGCAGTTCGCATCCGCAGCCAAGGCGAAAATCAACGTCGTCATCGATAAGGCGTCCGCCACGAAGGCGGCCGCCATGGTGCGCTCCATCGTCGGGAAGGTGGAGTCCGCCGTCCAGGTCCGTGTCGAGCGCCTCGCTGAGGTGAAGGCGAAGATCCAGTCGGCGATCGGCAACCGCATCAGCATGGCCGTCGACGTCACGAAGTCGTCCCTCACGAAGGCGGCGACCTCCGTCAAGGGCGCCCTGAAGAAGGTCGGTATCGACGTTGACGTCACTGCGGGTTCTCTCGCGAAGGCTCGCACGAAGGTTGACCAGTCCCTGAAGCACGTCGGCATCGACCTTGACGTCCCCCGCGAGACGATCGCCCGGCTGAGCCAGAAGATCAAGTCCGGCATCGGCAACATCCGTCTCTCTCCGAAGGTCGACAAGGCGAAGCTGGCCGCCCAGAAGGCTGAGTTGGAGGCGCTGCTGAAGAAGATCGAGCTTGACCCGGAGATCTCGAAGGAGAAGAAGGAGAAGCTGAAGCGCCAGATCAAGGACCTGGAGCAGAAGATCACGGTCAACGCCGACCTGGACAAGGGGGCGGCGACCGCGAAGCTCATCGAGCTCACGCGCCCGCGCTTCGTGAAGATCAAGGCTGTCGTCGATAAGGTGTCCTTCACGAAGGCGGCGGCGGCGCTCGCCACGCTCGGTGGTGGGCGCGCTCTGAAGAACTTTGGGACGGATCTGAAGGACCTCATTGGTCACCTGGATGAGACGGCGCTGAAGACTGGCGTTGTCGCGTCTGGGTTCATGTCGCTCGGGTCTGCCCTGATGGGGACGGTCGGGCACGTCACGGCTGTCGCTGGTGCGCTCGTCAAGATGGGGCCGGCTCTCCTCGCCCTTCCTGGGCTGGCGGCCGGCGCGGCCGCAGGGCTGGCTACGTTCGTCATGGCGGCGAAGGACGCCGGGAAGGTCATCCCCGATGTGGGGCAGAAGTTCTCCGCCCTCCAGGGGAAGGTGTCTGGGGCGTTCTGGGCGAAGGCTGCACAGCCGATCAGGGACCTGACGAACAATGTCATGCCGATCCTGGAGAAGCACCTCACTGCCGTTGCTGCTGCGCAGGGCGAGTGGGTGCAGGCTATGGCTGGCGTGCTCAACTCCTCGCGTGGCATGTCGAACCTTGACGCGCTCCTCGGGAATGTCGCTACTTCGACGGCTACCGCGAAGGCCGGAATCGGTTCCATGACGTCGGGTCTGCTCGATCTGTCCACGGTCGGGTCGAAGTACCTGAACGTCCTCGCGCAGAAGTTCAACGAGGTGGCTGCGTCGTTCGCGTCGTGGGCTCAGACCGAGGCGGCGAACGGAGGGATCGATCGCGCCATCCAGACCGCCGCGAAGGCTGCGTCTCAGCTCTGGGAGATCCTGAAGGGTGTCGTCGGGATCCTGAAGAACATCTACACGGCGGCGACGGCGGCCGGGTACACGCTCCAGAACACGGTCGACAAGGTGAAGTCGCTGGAGTCGGCTCTCGGGTCGATGAAGGGGCAGACGGTCCTGACGAACCTGTTTTCGGGCGCTCAGACGGCGATGGACAACCTGTTCAACTCGGTGTCTAAGCTGGGTGACGAAATGGTCGCCGTGTCGGGTACGGCGAAGAAAGCGCTTGGCACTGCGGGCGCGGTGGTCGGTTCTATCGTCACGACGATCATGAAGGCGGCCGCCACCACTGAGGCTGGCAACGGGATCACCGCGTTCTTCAACGGGGTGCTCGCTGGTGTGAACAAGCTCCAGGGGGTTGCTCCGCAGATCGGCCAGCTCGTCGGGTCTATCGGGAACCTCGCCGGCAAGTTCGCTTCGACGGTCGGAGGTGTGATCGCTACTGCTATCGCGGAACTTGGGCCGTCTATCTCGACTCTGCTCGACGCGGCTCAGCCGCTCGTGGAGATGCTTGGCAACGCGCTCATTGCTGCGCTACAGAACGTCGGGCCGTGGATCCAGAACATCGCGAACTTCATTGCGCAGATCCCGCCGGATGTTCTGCTCGGGATCGGTACGGCGGTCGCGTCGATCACGCTTGGGCTCGGTGGCCTGTTCAAGGTCATTTCCACGCTCGCTCCGTTCATCAGTGGCATCAGTGCCGTCGTCAAGACGGTCGGGGCTGCCATGGAGGTCATGTCGGTGGGGACAATTCCGGAGCTCATTGCTGCTGTCGGCTCGATCATCGCCCCGATCGCTGCCGTTATCGCCGTGATCGGGGCTGCCACGGCGGCGGTGATCTACCTGTGGAACAACTCGCAGACCTTCCGTGACGGCGTGATCGCCGCTTGGACCGCGATCCAGAACGGCATCCAGGCCGTTGTCGCCTGGCTCCAGGAGAACGTCATGCCGATCGTTCGGGGGGTTTGGCAGGACATTCAGGAGGGTGCCCAGGCGCTCGGCAATTGGATGGTGACCACGCTCGTGCCGCTGTTCCAGCAGCTCTGGACCGCCATCCAGGACGTGTGGAACTCATTCGGTAAGCCGATCTTCAATGCGATCGTCGCTGTCGCGGAGGGCCTCCTGCGCTCCTGGCGCCCCATTTGGGAGGGCATCAAGAACATCGTGCAGGGCGTGTGGGAAGCCATTAAGGGCATCGTCCAGGGTGCCCTCAAGGTCATCACTGGCGTCATCAACGTCGTCATGGGTATCATCCACGGCAACTGGTCGCAGGCGTGGAACGGCATCAAGCAGATCTTCTCCGGCGTGTGGGACGCCATTGTGGGCATCGCCAAGGGCGCTCTCCACATCGTTCAGGGCGTCATCCAGGCGGCGCTCGGAATCATTCGTGCCGTGTGGAACGGCGCGTGGGCTGGGATCAAGTCGATCTTCTCGTCAGTGTGGGACGGCATCGTCAACTCCGCCTCCAATGCTGCTTCATCGCTGATGTCGGTCATCAGGTCGATCCCCGGGGCGATCGGTAACGTCTTCGCGAACGCTGGCAACTGGCTCCGTCAGGCTGGGCGAAACATCATTGTCGGCCTCTACAACGGCATCGTCGACAAGTTCAACATGATCCGCGACAAGCTGTCCGAGCTCACCTCGAAGATCCCCTCGTGGAAGGGACCTGCGAAGGTTGACAAGGTGCTGCTCACGCCGGCAGGTCATCAGATCATGGACTCCCTCGTTGAGGGATTCGAGGACAGGTTCGGTGACGTGAAGGATGCGCTCCAGGGGCTCACAACAGACATCCCGGACTTCCTCGACGCCGACAAACTCGACATCAACGTGTCGAAGACGACGAGTACGATCAGCAAGGGGGCATCGCTCACGGGTGCCAACGCCAACGCGATCGGATCCTCGAACGCCCCGGCGGTGAGCATCGTCAACAACTACCCGCAGCAGCAGCGCGACTCTGCGACCCGCGATCAGGTCGCACAGGGGATCCGCCTCGCT